TGATGCCCTCATCATTGGCAAGGAAGCCAGCAACCCGAAACTCCAACTGTGAGTAATCACCCTCTAAAATAGACCCACCCTCGAACCTGCTTTCTACAGCCTTGCGAATGATGAACGTAGAGCCGCGAGGCATGTTCTGAAAGTTAGGATTGCGAGATGACAAACGACCTGTTGCTGTCACACATTGCATGTATTCAGTATGGATGAAGCCGTCCGCATCCATGTTGTTCTCCATACCCTCAACAAAGGAACGTAGATAAGTTCGCACTGCAGAGTATCGAACGTATGACTCAGCAAATTCACGGGCATCACCGCGCAAGTCCGTCATGACTTCCTCTAAGGTAGACTTGTCAGTCTTGAACCCTGCGGCGGCAGTATCGAAAGGGTCTCGGGGTATCAGTTTGAACCCAGCAATCTCACCTGTGCTTTGATATCGCACACCTGTACCATCACAAGTCTTACAAATTCGTACGGCCTTGCCTACAGTACCATCCTTACGCAAGGGACTATACCTACCCTTGCCTTTGCAATCTCCACACTGTGAACCAAGAGTTTTATACAATACCTCTGTCTCTCTGAGGTAATAATGTTTAAACTCACTTTTACTCATGCGAGTACGTTGTTTCGGCTTACGAGTTGACCCGCGAACCTCGTGACCAAGATTGAACAGTGCCGCCCACCGCTTCTTATCCTTAATTATGCAAGAATAAAATAGCTTAGACCTATCGTCAGGACTATCAAGATTTACAGGGGTATCACCCATAGCATCTTGTGCAAGTTCGTCCAAACGCCGCTCTAAAGTAAACAACTCTTCTTCATATTCACGGCGAATATCTGCCAGAGTATCGCGATTAATCTTGATGCCATTACGTTCGATAGTTGCCAATACATCTGTGACTTCAAGTGACAGACGCAAAGTGGGCAAGAGTGTTTGGTTCTTCATTAAACAGTTCCTCAAATGTAGTGCCAAAGGCTTCGAGTTGTGCAAGGGCTACTTGCTCGGTTGATAGGACATCAGCAATCCCGTATTCTTTTATTGTCTCCCAAGGAATCTCGTAAAACGTTTTGCCTTCCTTGAAATACGGTGCGATAAGGTCTTTCTCCTTTGGCACATCACTATACTTCTCTGCAAGAGAAGCAAGTCCAAGAGGCCAGCGTCTCGCTCTGGATAAAAGATATTCTGCAACCATCGTATCATAAATCGCTCCTTCGTACGTGAATCCGCACTCACGAATCCACGATATATCAAACTTGATGTTTTGTCCGACCACTACATCAGCCTTGTCTAGCGCACCTTGAAAAAGTTCGAACGCAAAGTCGTGAGGTGGATGAACACTGTGGTAGTAGCATTGATAGTGAACGTGTTTCTCATGCAACCATTTATAACCTATCGAAACTAAATTGTTTCCAAAGTATGGTAACGCAGTAGTAGAACCGTTGACCTTTTCTTGGTGGGTAGTTTCGATATCAAAAGTTAATACATTCATCAGTAATACACCCCCCTATAAATATCAATATGACAAGTAATCATCCCATGCCACCCGTTCAGTTTGTTCTTCGATATACAGATATGGCGAACCGTATTCTCTTCTTCTGATGTTCCGGTCTTGCCGATACCAATGATTATATCTGCCTCGCCAGCCTTACCAGTCCGCGAACCATCCAGCATTGAATAGTCAATAAACTGTCTGTCGTGGGCTTCATAACTCGCCTGACTAACAGACCATACCAGTAACTTGTTGCGCTTGGCAATCTCACGGGCAAGAACATAGGTTTCCTTTAGCCGTTCGTCACCACGATTAAACTCTCCACTCACCCTAAATTTATCTAGCTGATCACAGAACATTACATCAGGCTCGTTAAGTTGAGCGTAGTCATTGAGTTCATCCATCGATGTACCTACAGAGTCCATGACAACAAGATACGGATCAACTTCTTCGAGGTAACGCCTATCCAGTTCATCACCAGCGATGTTCATCTCTTCCTTTGTCATCTCAAAGAATGATTGGATGATACGCAACTTGATTTTCTCTGCGGGTTCTTCGTTCGCCCAGTACACTACCTTCTGTTTGTTCCGTATGTAGTTCGCGGCAAGGAAAGCGCAGAAAGTAGTCTTACCAACCTCTGGACGGGCAAACAGTATGCCTAAGTTACCACGATCCAAGCCGGGTATATTATCCCTCAACAGATTCCAACGAAAAGGGAAGTCGGGATCACCAACCTCTTCAACTAACAGTTGTGATAGCCCCTTGTCCAACTCGCTGTATGTTGTTTTGTCGGACATACGCCCATCCTCGACCATATCGATTAAGGTCTTCAACTCCCCGAAGTGTTCAGATTCTCCCGTAAAGATTGCAATGGCCTTTTCGCCAATCTGCCTCGCCCTATCTCGAACCCAGAAGTTCTTGACCACATCGTATTCAAGTTCCCCTGTTTCTGACATTTGCTCTGACAAACCACTTATCAGATCAAATACCTCACGCTTGGCACTTGCTGGCATAGCGGGGTTTCTGTCCATGAAGATAGAGTCGAGTTGATCTCGTGACAAATTTACAGCGTAGTTTTTCTGTGCATACGTTATTGTATCAAACAGGTTTGCAAATCTTCCCTCGAACATGTCGCGAGTGACAATGTTCTTTACCTTGTTGTAAAATTCGTTATTGAGAAGATACCCTAAAACCTGTCGCTCAAGGGATATATCGCTCGAATGTTCGCTTCCGTTCGTCATTACTCATGTCCTTTACGTCTTTATCTAAGATAACTAAACTGGTTGGCCGGATGGGCTTTAATTTTCGAACCATGGATATTGCTTTAGATGTAGCATCCTTGTCAAGTGCTACGACAAGCCGATCAAAGGTTCGCAGGACTGGTATGTGGGAGTCCATTAGGTTTGTGCCTAACAGCGCGATTCCCGAAACATAACTTGAAACAGAGCAAGCAGAAGCGCAGTCTTCCAGTATGACTCCAGTAGCATGTCTCCCAACCACAAAAGGATTTCCAGATTTTCCATATCTCCACCACTTCGGTTTGATGTTTGGGTCTAGGCTACGTCCTGCGGCATCAACCACTCTGCCTCTTTCTTTTATCAGGTAAACAACACGATTCATTCTGAAATCATACCGGATATCAGCACGACCTTCCCGGTAAGCATCATACGCACCTACTCTACGAACATACGTCTCTGCTTCTGGTTTGCGTGATAAAGGTACAAAAGTATCGGGAACAACAAACAAACCACTACCATCACCATCCTTTTCATTAAGGGTAATTTTCTTGAGCATAGGATGATAAGGTGTGTCTTTTCGGATTCTAAATTCGGTGCGTCCGCTTGTGTGACAGTTTGCGTGAAAGCAGTGCCACATACGTTGACCCCGTTCTTCACCCACACTAAAAGTATTCTTCTTGCCACAAGCAGGGCAGTCCATCCGCAAACGTCCATTAGGTTGCAATGGCAAATCATTTACAAAGTCTTCAATCCAATTAGGCATAGCCTCGACCTTCTAGTTGAAACCCAACCTTACAAGAATAGAAAAATAGCGTCAAGGGGGTTGACAACATTTTCAATACTGCATATCCTCTTATTATAATACTCCTTACAGGATAACCTATTATGTCTTCTTCTTCTAAAAAAAGAAACCCTATGGCCTTACAGTTAAGAACCAAGCAATATAACCATAAGGTTGTTCCAGACAAGAAGAAAGATAAAATAGATAAACAAGCGAAGAAAGAAATGAACGATGCCAAGACCACCCAAGATTAATGCTGAAACAAAAACATACAATCTGATGATGACTGTAGACCAATATAATCGTTTATCAGACATTGCTCAGGATATGCAGAAGCGATCTTTAGAGCAGGTCAGTGTGGCTGATCTGATTAGGGATTCAATCGATATCTACTTAGAGGCTTTGGAAGATGAACAACAGAACTAATTTTGAATACGAGGTATGTTATCGGGAGTATGACAAACAGTGGACGGTGGTTGCCAAATTATCAGCAGTCCGTCTGGGTATTGTTTCCCGCGAACAAGTTAAGACCAAGGCACAACAAGACTATGACAAATGGCTAACGCTTTTTGTTGGGGAAAGTGAAAAAGATTGCAAAAAGTGGGTTGACGAACACTGGGACAATCTGGTAAAACTAGGGATACCTTACGAAGTAGCAAGCTAGTGGGGTATTCCTTTCGTTGCGTTGGCAAGGGGCGGTAGCAGAAATGTTATCGCCTCTTGTTTTTTTTTGTTGACGACCCTTTCTGTTACCTGTATGACTAATGGTATCGCAACCAGAAACGAAAGGACGAGCGATGATTATCAACATTGATACAGACTACATTGTTTCACTGTACAACTGTGATTTTGATACGGCGGCAACAGTGCTTGCTATCCTGAATGACAACGAAGACAACCTGTTGGATAAGGTTGATGATGCCATTATCCACATTGTTGGCGACAACTCTTGTTGGGATATACGGGTGAAGGTAAACGATGCCTAGACTCACCCCAAAGATGTATACCCTGTTCAACAAGATTGCCATGCTTGCAATCCATGACTGGAACCCTGACAAAAGCATGGACGATGAGTGGTGGCAGGATGTGTCCTACGAAGACAAAAAGTACGACATTCGTATGTACATTGATGATGACGACTGTATCCGTGCAGATGTTTACCCCCTCGTTGTAACTGATGAAAAAATTCAGATGATAAATGACCCGATGAGGCTATGGTAATGATTATGACAGCAAGAGAATACAGAAAGTGGATTGACGGCTTGCTTCCTATTGTTGTACCCAAAGGTATGGAGACTTGCCAAGAGTGTGGCGGTAAGGGTTCTGTAGAGTGTGAGAGAGCGGTTGTCGATTGGGACAACGGTGGGTATCTCGAAGGCTACATGGCTACTTGCCCTGAATGTGATGGTGAAGGTTTTACAGAGAGGACTAACTAATGGCTACCGATTTGACCAAGTATCAAGAAATGGTGAACAAACGTAAAAAAGCACGACAGAAACTCATGAAAAGTATGACTGAGGAGCAGAAACAGGCAATCATTACACTTAACAACTCTTGTTGGGATATCATGCAGACATTGAATGAGTGTAATGATCTGTGGATGTCACAAATGCGAGACTTTGAAAGTGCCGTCTATGGTCTGTCTGTTGTTTATGATAAGCATGATGAGGTTGACGATGACTAGAGAAGACTTTTGGGAATGGATGGAAACTTGCCCCGCAAAGGAAAACGGTGACCCATCAGGTTGGTTTCTTGCTAAAGATATGGGTGAAGAGTGCCGTATTTTCTTTTACTTTGAAATTGAGGAAACAGACGATGAGTGACAACTACTACAGTGGCTTTGACCTTGTGTTATCTGACCATGAAAAAAGTCAGTTGATAGATTATTACAAGACAGAGGCATACCCTGATTGGATAGCCAACTGGCTACCTAAAGATGTAGACCCAAACACAGGACGCTATACAGATGATTCTGTGTATGCTGGTGAGGAATATGAGGAGATGCACTACGATGGCATCCAGTTTGAGGACAGTGACAGAATGTTTGACCTGTGTATGCACTTTGTGGATGGCAAAGTGTGGGTTGATGTCTACGAGTGTGATTGGATTAATGATAACTGGCAGACTAACTGCCGCCATAATTGGGTATTGACAGAAGGAAAATGATGACAATGCTTAACACATACAAACTAATCATGGACAGTAAGTATAATCCTTTGCGCCACATTACTGATATGAGTGTGCGGCATCTACTCATGCAAATGCTGGCATGGATGTGGTGCATTATCTTCAGTATGTCTGTAGGTTCAGTAGTTGTATTTGGTGTGAGTGTATTTGTACATGCTATATTGTTAGCTGGCGTATTCATCACGATCAGTGTATTTCAAACAGCCAAACATAGGCCGCAGTATTTCGGTGGCCTTGGCAGAGGTAACGGGGGTGAGCATGAGTAGCTTTCAGAAGATTAAAGTGTCTGGCTATATTGGCCAAGGTAAGTACAGACATCGTGAAGCATACGTCTATGCGCTGGCACATAACAAATACGCCGCACAGGCTATTGCAGATAATGTCGGACAAGCGTTCCGGCTAGGAGAGTTCTCGACAGAGGAAGAGGCAGAGATGGCCTGTGAGGATTATGTATTGGGGGTGCCATATGATTAAGACAATCCTGACGTGCTGGA